AGGTACTGGTAGTTGCTGGCAACATCGCTTTCCTCCGTCCGCTCGTAGGTGACGTGGTGCTCGCACTCCGTCTTGGCGGGTACGCAAGCGAATTTTGGCAGCGGGTCTGTACAAACGAAGCACAGCAGCTGCTCGTCGGTGACGGTGCGCAACTGATCGGGGCAGTCGATGTCTGGTACGAAATAAGTACATTTGACCGTTACGCTGCCTACCATCGGCGTAGAGTCGAAGATGAAATAGTAACCCTTTTCAACGTTGGGTATCATTTCTGATTTCCGAATGATGAGACTTTCGCCCATCATGCCCCACGACAGCTCCACCTTGAAGTCGTCGGTGTCCATCGAAAAGCCTGGGTAGTCGATGACTATGGCGTATTTCGCCTCTTCGCCCTGCATGAGAATATTTGTGCAATCCATATCGTTATTCTGTCTTTAGAAGTTCGTCACACTTGGTCTTTATCTCCGACACCTCCTTGCGCAGACGGGCACAGACAGATGCTGTAGGCTTCTCTACCATCGCATATCTGTTATTGACCTGCACCATGTTACGCACTACATCATTGTAGGCTTCATATTCCTCTTCTGTGTGCCGCTCGTAATCGGTTGGCATATACTCGATTGCGATGTCCGTGTATAGTGCGTTCACCTTCTCCAGCAGCGTATCGCGCTCTGCTTGCAGGTCGGTGCGCTCGTCCAGTCTCATCAGCGGCTTCACCTGAATGTCGAATGTGTAGGGAATGATGCTGTGGTTCTGCGTGCTGGTTGGCGAACGGTGCTCGTAGCCGGCATTGGTCAGCATCAGTGCCAGATGGTAATATTCTGGCGGTATCTTTCCGTCATTCATGTCGCGCACGTTGTCGATGGTGCGCCTCACGGTTGCCAGCACCGTGTTCTCTGCCGCCGCTCCGTAGAGTTCAAGTTCGGCATCCTCGCAGTCGAAGTCGATGCGCGAGTGCCGCTTGATGTAGTCGATAGTGAGAAATTTCATATTTCGTCGATTCTTTGTTTCTACCAATCGGGCGAAATATGGTCGGGGGTTTACTTTGTGCTTATCATGGTGGCAAAAAAAAGGGCGACCGCTGTCGCCCCAATCGTCAAAAAACTTAAATCAAACTAACTAACTAAATAAGTCATTCTATAATTAACCTAAACTAACTACTGCGTCGATGATCTTCAGTACCGCCTGCTTTGCGGCGATGGTGAGCGGAGTCTGCGGGCTCCGCACGATGTTCTTCAGTATCGGGAGCCACGCTACGGGGGTCTCAGCCTTGCCTTTGTGATAGACCTCTCGGCACCAGTCGTCGAGCCCGATGTCGCTGGTTCCCATGCGGATGCTGTTGCCTACCGTCTTCGAGATGTCCATCTCCTCGAATTTGTCAATCTGTGTCTCGACCTGCACGCTGCTGAAGTCGAGCATTACTTTCTTCTCTTCCATAGTTCCTTAATCTTTAATGGTGAATAAATATCTTGCCCAGGCGTAGTGCCTGCGTACTTCGTTATAATAGGTCTCCGCCTCGTGATCGTAGGCTTCCTGCTCGAAGCTGATGCTGTAGTACGTCTTCAGCCTGTCGAATCGACAGAACGGGAGTTTGATGATGTATTCGAGTGCATAGATGACGATGAACAGCAGCCACAGACACTCCACCTGCTGTATCGCATGGGTGGTCTCGTGTCGCTCGTCTTTTGCCGTGAAATAGTCCTTGCGGTCTTCGCGCACAAAGATAAACGGCCACAGGGTCAGTGCCTTGAACCCCATCATCGGGAAATGCTTCGTGTAGATTTTCTTCATATTTTTTTCTGTTCTATGCTGTCTTAACGCGCAGTATCTCGTCGTCGCCGAGGAATACCTGCCCGATTTCCACGTCGTTTCTGGATCTCGGCCATATTGTCATGGTTCCTTGGTTGGCATAGGAACCGATGTGTATCTTGCCCGTGCCGTCCATAGCGATGGAGAATGCACTTCCGCTGTACCCAGTGCGGTATGTGAGGAAGCCTGCATCCCAATAGCTTGCGCTGAAGTGTGATCCTATCAGGTCGAGGGCACCCGTATCTCCACCTTGAAACCATAGCCGTATGGCTGTGCTATTATTAATCAACCCAACCAGCTCAGCACCGTTAGTGCCTCTCGGTCGAATCACCATATTGTTGGTGCCGGTTCCTATCGTCACGTTGTCAGTAATCGTGCCGCCGCGATACTCGCCGTTGATCCACAGATTGCCGTTGGCATCGAGTCCCATGCGCTTGTTGGCTTCCAACTTCTGCTGCCAGTACCATGTTACGGCCTCTGTGAATATGAAGTCGATGTCGTCGGCACTGATCATGGCGTTGGATATGTACCCGTTTGCGTCTTTCGTCACCATGAGTGAGATTTGCGCATTCTTCACGTAGTCGCCCTCGATGACGGTGACTTTCTGGCTGATTTCATTCTCTTTGACCGTAAGCTGCGAGATGCTTTCCGTATGCCCGTCTACCGTCTTTTTCGTATTTTTTACGGTGAGGTCTATTTCATCATACTTCACTGTCAGGTCGGCGATGCTTTGCTCGTCGTCGGTCACGCGCTGGGCCAGCAGTGTGATGTTCTTCGAGGTCCGGATGATCTGCGTCGAGTATTCGGCGAGCTTGCCGCCCTCGTCGTACATATCGATCATCAGCGAGTTCACCTTGTTCATCAGGCCCGCTGAGTCGCGCATTCCTACCATGCGCAGGATGTCTTCTCTGTTTATCTGTTTCGACATAGCTTATATCGTTGATTGCAAGAGGGTGAGTATCGTCACGTCGTCGTGCCAGTTGTGGCTGATGGCGATGGGGTCGAACCGCCACGCCGATTCGAGTGTCAGCCTGTACAGCGGACTGATATCGGGTATGGTGTTCGTGCGAAGTTCCGCATTCACCTGCCGCTTCGATGACTGCCAGAACGCTGCCACGCGGTTGGCGAGGTGCTGCTCGGGGTGCTCCAGCTGGTTGCCGTAGCGGGCGGTCTTCATGAAGGTGCCGTCGCCGGGTTCGCGTATCAGCCCGTAGCCGTACTCCATGTTATCGTCGGAGGCATAGATAAGGTCGCAGTTCCACTCGTTGCCGCAGCCGTTGGTGTTCACCGCCACATAGTCGAGCGAGCTGATGCGCGGGTTGTCGAGTGTCCTGGCACGGGACTCGCCCTCGCCTGTCGGGATAAAAACTTCGTCGCGGCTGAAGGTGATTTTCAGGTTTCCCACGTCAAACTTCGGAGTCTTCCCTTCGTTATCGTCGCCGACATCGTTTACCATTCCGCAGATATCCACGAATAGGTAGCCGTAGAGTTTCTCGTTGCATGGAATGCCCGGATAAGTAAAGATGGCTGTGGCGGGGATCTGGAGTTTCTTATAGTTGCCGATTTCCTTGAAGCTGCCTCCCGTCACCTTGCCTTGAAGCATCGACTGCGATGAAGACCATCCGTAAGAGGCAGCGCAGTGGCCAGGGACTAATCCTATGATGTTCAGGTAGAACCACTTGGCCGAGGTGTATGTCGTGCCGATGCCGACGTGCAGGGCGATGAAGTCATCCTCATCTGTCCACTCCCATTTCTTCTCGCCGATGAAGATGTCGCCAGAGATTTTCAGAGAGCCGCCCGTAAAGTTCATCGCCTTCTTGGTCTGAAGCTGTATGACGTTCGAGCCGTAGGTATAGCCCTCCTTCACGATCATCATGTCTTCCTTCGTCGGGTTGTCGGCCTCTGGCGTGCTGTATATCTGTCGGCGGCAGAATCCGCCGTAGGCCGTGCTGGAGCCCTTCATCACGGCTGTCTCAAACGAGCGTATCGGCGACGTGGTGAAGTAGCCAGTGTCCTGCTCTTCGCCTGCCACCCAGGTATAGCCCGTCTCGTCCATCAGCTTCTCAACCGACGGGGGCGCGAACTCGAACACGGTGTCCTGCTCGTTGCAGTCGGCTTTCACGGTGGCCTTGCTGGGGCCTCGCCGCTTCAAGTCCTCGTTGCCGGTCGAGGCGAAGATGTCGCCCTGCAAGGTGTATGAAGTGAAGGGCGTGGTGACGGTGCCGGCAGCCGTGCCGAGCACCATCTGGCGGAGCTGTGCGCGGGTCATCACGAGGAACATCTGCTCGTCCTGATCGTCGGCGCACATGAAGTACATCGTGCGGCCCTTCGTGCGGCACGTCCATCCCCAGAAGCGGCAGATGTCCTCCAGTATCTCGTAGAGGTTGTACTGCGGGGCGATGTCCTCGCCGTCGTCACCCTCTTTCAGCACGTTCATCCAGTCGAACTGCTTCAGCAGCCACAACTGGGCATCGCTCGACCCTTGCACGTAGAAGGTATCGAAGCCTACCGTCTGCACGCTCAGTGCCTCGGCGGTGGCTGCGGCAAGATCTATCACGTAGGCGAAGTTCCTCAGCTGAATGTTCTCCGTCGAGGGCTGCTGCGACTTGAGCACGGCAATGGGGCAGTGTATCGGGAAGTTGCGCTCCTGCGGGTTGCCGTAGAGCTCGCCGCTGAAGTCCTGCGCCTGCATGAATCCCTGCCAGCACACGTTGCCGCTACCGTCTGTCAGCGTCACGGGGCGTGAGTGGTCGGTCTGCGGCACGAAGTCCTTCCAGTCGAACGGTGTCACCCCGTCGGCTGCATAGCCGTCATCCACGATGCGCAGGTGGCCCGTCTGTATGCGGATGGGCACAAACGGGTCGTCTTCATCGTCCTCTTCGGTCGTGAACGGCTCTGCCCCACCCTTCAGCAGTATGGGGTCGCCCGTGTAGGTCTGGTCGTAGATGTTCACCGTGTAGAGCGTGTTAGCCCTTAATGAACGGAATTTCACTTGCCACTTTATCTTCATTGCAATCTTCTTAATCTTTGTTCTTCTTACGTCAGCGGCCCTGAGCCCTTGAATGAGAATGAGCCGTTGACAAGTGCCCCGCGTGCGTAGTTCTGCTCGCACTGCGTACAGATGGCCGAGCCAGTGAGCGAGGTGCCTGCGGCACGGTCGCGCACGACGATTGTCACCTGCCTTCCGTTCCACAGCACCTTGCGTATGTCAGCGACCATCGTCACCAGATAGTTCACGTCGATGCCCCATTCCGAGCGTCCCGGTATGAACTCGCGCCACTGCTGCTGCGTCGCGCTTGCCTTCTCCACGACGGCGGTATTGGTCTGCACCTTGTGGGTCTTCGTGCCCGCCACTGCCGTACCGTCAACGAGTATCAGTATGTTATTACCATTGATTGCCATATCTATTCACTATTCGTTATTCACTATTCGTTACCCGAACGTCAGCAGCTGACCCTTGCCGCTCTCCTGGGCATAGCGGTCAACCGCGATGAAGATATCAGACCCGCGCAGCTTGCCCGTCACCTGTACCTGTCTGTTCGCACCTTGCAGCTCGCCTGCCAGCGTGTTCTGCTGGGCGTGGTTCAATATCAGCTCGCCCGAGTTCACCATCGCCCCGCTGCCAGCGTAGATGCTGTCGCCTGAGTAATTGTTCCCGCCCACGATACCGCCTTCGGCATAGCCTGTCAGCGAGTGGACGGTGGCGATGGTCGTTGCCATTGCCGCCGTACCAGCGGCGAGCCATGCGAGCCAGCCCCAACCTGTGCCGGCGGTGTTGGCATTGGATGATGCCATAGCGAATCCGAGGGCGATACTTGCCACGGCTTGCATCACCGTGCCCGCCGCCTTGGCTGCGGGATCATCCATACTGGCGAAGGCCGCACCGAGATTATTGGCTGCCTCTGCTGCGAGGTTCATGCGAACCTGTTGCTCCTTCAGGGCTTTGTTGTCTCGTTCGATGTTCGCCTGTATCTCTTTATGCACGTCCCTCTCTCCCACTCTGGCCATCGCGCTGCCGTAGTCCTCTGCGACATCTGCGAGTCCGAGCATGCTACGTTTCATTTCTTCCGACATCTCTGCCCACAGGCTGATGTCTTCTCTGCTGGCTTTCAGACTCTCCGTGTCAATCTTACCAATTGCGCTGTTGAAGTCGATTTTGTCTGCGTCAAATGACTTGCCGCCACCACTTTTTGTTTTCTTGCGCTTTGTCCCAGAAATGCTAATTTCGGGAATAGATTGTATCTCATTGTCATAGCGGCCCGTATTGGCATTGAATCCTGCCCAATTGCCGTTGGACGGCTTGCGGATATAGTTGCCATTGTCGTCGATATTCGAACCCACATTGTTAGGCAGACTATCTTCCCATGATTTAGGCCCGTTGATATATTCAGATAGCGAATTAAACACAGGTATCAGTGTCTGCATGATGGTGTTCGCCAGATTGATGGCCCCTGTTTCGAGGTCAGTCCACAACGTTGCACCTGCACCAGACAACGAATTCATGGTCTCGCCCAGTTCCTTCATGGCATTGTCGAGACGTGTCTGTGCCTGAGCCGCACGGTCGGCGGCTGTCTCCACATAGCCGCCTGCTGCACTCATTCGCTCCTGGATAATCTGAGCGACGGCCTGCGTCATGTCGCCCGTCTCTTTCATGCGCTCACGGATTTCCGTTGCACTCAGTCCGAGGTTGTCGAGGATGGGGAGCGACTTGCGTCCGAGACCCGTCACGATAGAGTCCACGAGATAGTTCACGTCTTGTCCAGTGTCCTTTGCCTGCTGCTGGGCAAAGGCAAGCATGGATCCCATTTGGTCGAGCGATAATCCGAAGTTGTCGAACTTCACGGCCTGCTTCATTAGTTCGAGGTCGTTCACGGTATTGTGGGTCGCCTCGCGCAGATTGTCGAGCAGCCCAGGCTGGTTCAGTCGGTTGAAGGCTTTCTGCACGCCTTCTGCCTCCATTGCCATCTGCTTCCCCTTTGTCACGGCCTCGCTGAATCCTGCTGCCACCGTTCCGAGCACAGCTGCAAACGAGGCATATTGAGCAGCAGCTGCCACGACCGACTTCGTGGTCTGGTTCATAATGCCACCCAGCGTCAGGTTGTCTTGTTTGAACCCGTCGAGTGTTCTGCGTGCCTTGGCGATGTTAGCATCATAGTTGCTTACATCGGCCTTCATTCTTACTAATACGTCACCTTTAGCCATTTGCCTGTTGTTTTACATATTCTTCAATTGCCTCGGCCAGTTCCGCTGCTGCGCTTTCCATATGCCAGGGTGCCGTGTGTCCGAACCAGTTTGAACGGCGCACGGCTCCACGATTGCCGAAGCGGGAATTACGAGATACCGTACCACTTCCAAGGAATCTGAGCGCAAAGCCGCGATCGGCTCCATAGTAGTAGTCCAGTCGGTTGCGCCCGTCATCAATTCGCAGACGGCGGTTGCCGCCTCGCTGGTTGGGATTTTCGTCGAGCTTGCGGTGTCGGCGCAATTCGTACTTTGCACCAGCCGACCCACGTTTTTTCTGGAGGATGCTCAGATTGCCGCCGAAAAGTCTTTTGTACACCGTCGATTTGACGGCCCTTGCAGCCTTGCGCGGATCTTCGCCGATGTAGTCTTTTGCATCTTTCGACAGCTTATTGCGGGCTTCTCTGAGCAATTTCCGAATAAGTGAGCGCACCAGTCCTGCCATGTCGGGGTCGGTGGTCATGATGCTACCGATGGCATCGGCCAGTTCCTGTGCACCGATGACCTCGACATAGCCGTTGTCACTGCCTTCCCTGTCGGATGCTCGTGCGGCGGTTTTGCTTTTTTTGCCGAAATATTCTGTGAGTCTGCCCATATACCTTTCGCACGAAATGTGTGCAAAGGTTTACTTCAAAAAAAATCGGGATGACCTGGCAGTTAGATCATCCCGAAGTCGTGTTTATGACAATATGACAGCGATGCCGCAATAGCCGGTGTCGGTCTTTATCAGATAACAGCGACATGGACACGGATATTGGCGGTTGGCTTTCACCCTGTCGCCGTCGTAATTGCGCGGCACGTAGCCGACGTGCTTACCGTTTGAGTGTACCACCTTGACGGCTGACGGATCGTGAGGATTATTACGTTCGGGTTCCAGCCACCCGTCGAACTCTCCAAGGTACGCATCGAGATTGCCGCGGTAGTTGGCACCGGCAATGTCGAAACGGATATATGACTGACTGCACTCCACCTTCAGCTGCACGTAGTCGTTGCCGTAGGGATGGGTTGCCTTGATACTGATGCCACACTCTTTCAGTGGCAGTGCGCTTGCTGACGGCTGGCGGTTCTTCCACAGAAACCATGCAAGCCACGCGGCTGCAATGATGACGATGTATATCATACTCTTTCCCGTTTTAGTTAGTTTGATGCCGCAAAGATACGGAAAAGAATCGGAACGTGCAAGCATTCTGGGCAAAAAAAAATCCCCTGCGAGCTTCACAGCTGGCAGGGGAGCCATTAACCATAAACCATTAAATCAATAATATTAAAACACTCTAAATATCATTATGAAAATAACTCTTTCTTAGTGGCTTCGAGCAGCGCGTCGTAGTCGTAGGTGGCGTGACACATCGCGGAGGCGACGCTGCCCAGCACGCGCCCATAGATAGTGTCAGAAGTCCA